ATGTTTTATTTTCGTATTTAATCCATACATTTTCAGTAAAAAATAACTCCTCTATGGTTTGATTCATATCCTCTTTTACAAATCCTGTGTTAAGTGTTATACTTGAATTTGAGTTTATATTGTATCTTTGTTTCTGACCTTCATAGGTTTGATAAGTTGAAGTAGAATTAGCTATTGTGTTTCTCTTGAAAGTTTCATCACTTACTTTTGTTTCTTCAGAAGTTTTTTTAAACATAAAAACGTCTTGGAATGCTCCGTATTTATTTACAAAAGTCAATTTATAAGAAGTAAACTTAGGCTCACAAATATTAGTTATTGTAATTGTTTTTCTAAGTGTGTTGTCATCTGTATCAAAGACCTGAATAGTGCTACTATTTTGTGGAATTGTTAAGTATTGTATTTTTTGGTTTGTATTTCCACTATCAGTTATTTGAGTTGTTGTGGAATCAATGATGACTTTTCCAACGCCTTCTGCAAATATTGGAAACTTACCTGCTGTGTTTTCAGGAATGTATATATTATCTGCACTTATTAATGCGTTCCTTGACAGTTCAGGATTAGTTCCATCTTCAAAGTAACCATATCCATCTGTAGCTACAAAAGTAAATGTCTGTGGGTTACTAAAGCCAAAAGGTGTGTCTGACTGATCAAAATATTCTACAACTGCTTTAACCCATCTTGTCTGTGAATTTACTGTCACAGGAACACTACCTACATTGTAAGTATTTGCATAGTCATTGAAAGTTATATCTAAATAGTCTCTGACCAATTCGCCTATTTCTATTGTAATATTATTATGGGTATCTATTCTTGCTTTTTGTATTACATACTGTGCTGTAGAAGGTAACGGAAATTCTTCTCCTTTATATACATACAAATTTAAATCTATTCTTTTAAGTGCCATATTATACTGCTATTGAACCTGATGGGTTTATTAATTCTCGTTCAGTTACTATTCCATTTGAATCTATTCTATATACATAAAAGTCTCCACCTGAAGGTCCTCCTATATTACTGTTACTTGGAAATATTGCATAAAATTTATCCTGACCATTAAAAGCATTACCATTCTCACATATTTGCGCTCCTAGTCCTGATTTTAAGTTTCCTTCAGTTGAAGTTACAGGATTACTTGTATTAAAAACAGAATTAATATAACCTGTAGAATTGTTTCTGCCTACTGATAAAAAAAAGGAAAACGAACCACACACTGAAACTGTAGCAGGTTGTCTTACATCTGTTGGACAATTTATAGTAGCTTGTCCATTTGCGCCATTAAACGTAGGTGGTATAATAACTTGATATGTTATTACGTGGGTTGTGTTTGTTGTTACTGTTGTTAATGCAGGACTAGGTGGTGTAAAACTAGCTACATATTTATTACTTGCATCGTCTTGTGCTGTACTACCTAAACTTATTGAACCATCTTTACTTATTTGTTGATTTGTTAATGCTGCAATTTGACAAGTATAAGTAGGTGCTGTAGTTCCTGCCTGTACAAGTGTTGTCTCACAAAATAAAGAAGCACCTGCATTACTGTAACCATTAGGAACTAACATCTTAAAAAACAAATCAATATTCCTAGAAGCTGAACCTGTGTTTGCACTTCCTGTATTTGCTGGTGTTCCTGATAATAAAGTTCCACCATTTGTTAAAGATACACCTTCTATAAAAGCTGCTCCACTAGGTCTAGTAATATCTCCGTTAGCTGCAATAGAACCACCTGACAATGCAGGATTAATTGGCGAAGTACAACTCCACGCATCAGGAGTAGTTACTGTTACTGCTATTGATTGAGTAGCTTCACAAGTAGTCGGATAACTATTATCTCTTCCTATTGCGTATAACGTTGCTGTCCCTCCTATATTATTTGTAGTCAATGTCAATACACTACCACTTAATGCTGTAGTAATTAACAAAGGGTTTGTGTTGTTTATTGCATAAGTTGTTTCGTTAGTAAAAGATCCACTTAGGTCTATGTCTACTGTTGCTCCATTTACTGCTAAACTTTGTGCTGCAATAGATCCTGAAGTACTAGGTCCTCCACTACAAGGCGCTGTCGGAGCTGTACCTCCACTTGCTCCAGTTCCTGGTTGTGTTGTTGTTTGTGGACAAGTAAAATATATATCTGAGGAGTTACTAAATCCTGTTGGAATTGTTATTGTATAAACAACAGTCCTTGAAGTGTCACTATTTTCTACTGCAAACTTATCATTACTAAAGTCTCCATCTGTACTAGTTCTTGAGAAAACTGTACCTACTGATGGAGTAGGGTCAGTAATTATTCCTTGATTGTCTATAGAGAAACCTGTAGTTGATCCTGCAGGAAAAGCAACACTACAGTCATAATCAGGTAACGGTGCTGTAGGCTCTGTCAAGTTTAAGTAGAACGGACTTCTTACATTTATTTTAGTGTTCATTGTTTAAATACTTTTTCTATTGATATATCAAATTCTTTAAATAGATCTTGTTCTAGTTTTTTTAAATGTTTTTCAAAAGGTTTAGTAAAAAACAAACTTGCTTTTATTCCTTTGCTGTAAATACTTCTAGCTACTAAAAATTGAATAGACTTTTTAAAACCTACTGTGTCTATTTTTCTTCCTGTAAATCTTCCTTTTTGTCTTGGTGCTAATCCTCTTCTAACTATCCACTTATCTAATTTACTTGGAGGTGGCATTTTATCTGTAAAAGCATAAACTTTTTTTTGATCATAAGGTTGCTTTGCTGCTTCATCTCCACTACGTGGTTTTATAGCTCCTCTTACTCCTTTGTCAACAAACTTTCCATAATGGTTTCCTAAGAATTGTAAAATAAATGATTTTTCATCTTCAGGAAAATCAAACGTAAGAGAATTACTTAAACTGCTTGAGGTATCAATATCAGCTCTTTTAAGATTGTTTTTTGCTTCAACTATAACTTTCTGTGCAAATTTCTTTAAGATCTCTCTAACATCTTCTAATCGCATATTGAAATGTCGTTAAAGGTTATTAAGTCAAAAGTAATTGCCCATCCTGCTACTTGATGTTCAAACCTATCTGTAAAAGGCTCACAAGAAGGATTTCCTTGAAGTTGATACTGACTAGTAAATAGATCCCCTCTCTTTAATTCTAAAGCTAATCTATTTTGGACTTCTAGTTGAGAATTTAATATGTCGTGTTCATTATTATTTCCTCTAAAAATATCTGTAACAACATCTTTACTTTGATCAACTATGTCCATTGATAGAATAGAAATATTAAAGTTTACTGAGTTATCTAGAAAAGAAACGTTATTTACTATAATGTGAGACAAGGGAAACATTGTCTGTTTACTTAAATCAATATCTGTTATATTGCCGAAAGTAACAGTATTAACATTTACATCTTCTAAGAGTTGTGTTTTTAATGTTTCTGTTATCTGATAAAATGCTCTAGTTCCTTGTTGGCTCATTTAAATTCTTTTGCTATTCTTTTAAGTTGGTTGTATCTTTTTTCACTATAACTTGAATCTGAATTAAATACTCTTCCATAAATAAAACCTAGTTCTTCTTCAGAAGTTGATTTGTTATTAATTGAATCATACTCTACTTCTGTTAAACAATTAGGTAAGTGATAAGGAAATATTTCTGCTAGTTTCTTAGTCATAGAACAGTTCTTTGTTTCTCCTGTGCAAAATTTAGACTCTTGTTTTTCTTTTTTTATCTTTTTCATTTCTTTATTTTTTTAATTTGATCTGCTTCTAACTCTGCTTTCTCTTTCATAAAAGTTAACATTGTTAAACATTTGACTGCATTGAGTTTTGTGATATTTTCAAATCTTTCAATATTTCCTGCAGCGAGTGCAAAGACTGACTGATACCAACCCCATCGACTTCCAAAGTTTTCAACTGCTCCGTAGTTAAGTTCTCGCCCATCTCCTTCTGTAAAAAGTTCAGGGAATGATCTAGTAGTTCGTTCTTTAAATTCCAAAAAAAAAGCATTGCACCTATAACAACTCCTAATGGTGCGTGATGCATTATACTTGAATACTTGCTTCCGTCATATTCCTCAATTAAATATCTTTCGCCTTTTCGATACGTTACAGGTCTAAATAAAACACTCATAGCTTTGTCCATATCTTCCCACC